AGGATTCTTTCTTAGATTTTACTATCAAAGAAAGATTACCTTGTGAAGATAAAGAAGCAATAGAAAAAGTAGTTGATTTTTGTTTAGATTCATATTTCAATTTTGAATGGAAATGAGAAGCCCTTAATTCTGAAGAATTATGAAAGCTTCTTAAATTAAGACCTTGAAGTGTAAGAGCTATTTTATCAAAAATTTATAATAAATTAGAGATATATGGAGAGCCAATTCTACAGAAAAAGTAAGAGATTACAGATTTATAAGATTATCAATAAAGAACAGCAAGAAGTACCTTTTAAGAGAAATCCAGCTCAAGAGATTCTTGAGAAAAGAAAAAAGGAATTAAGAGAAAAATATTGAAGAATTAGATTGATAATTCTTAAATGAAGACAAATGTGAATAACAACTAATGAAGCTATATCTTGATTAGATGACGCTATAATTTTCTCTAATCAAAATATTTGAATCTTAGCTCAAGTAGATAAAACAAGAGCCGAAATTTTTGATAAAGTAAAGACAGCTTATAATAAATTACCAGAAGCTTTAAAATTAAATGATTGAAATAATTGGTATAAACCAACAACTAAATATTCAACTAAGCAAGAATTAGAATTCCAAGAGAATCATTCTAAGATAGCAATTATTACAGATTCAAGATGATGAACTTGGAGTAAATTACATATTTCTGAATTTGCTTTTATTAATAATGCTACAGAATTATTAGCTGGAACTTTACCTTCAGTTCCTAAAAGTAGTGATATAATTATTGAATCTACAGCAAATTGATTCTGAAATGAATTTGAATTATTGCGACATAAATATTATTGAAAAGATTCTTATGAATGGAGCTGTATTTTCTTAGGTTGGTGGATTATGCCAGAATATTCTTTACCATTGGAGAAATGAGAAAAGATTAAATTACCTAAGGAATTAGAGCATTTAAATAAACCAATGATAGATTGAACTATCTTAACTGAAGAACAAAAGAAATGGTATTTGAATATGTATAATTCTTATACTAATCCAGATTATGCTTTCCAAGAATACCCCTCTACTCCAGAAGAAGCTTTTATGAATACTTGAAAGCCAGTATTCAGAACAGAACGAATAAAAAATCTTATTGTTCCTAATTATATTGAAGATGATAAATATGAAGATTTAAGGATTTATAGGAAACCAAATGAGAATAGACAAGCTATTATAAGTTGTGATACTTCCGAATGAGTAGAATGATGAGATTATTGTTCTGTATGTATTAGAGATTGGGAAACTTATGATTTATTATGATTTTATTATTGACATATTAATCCTTGAAGACCTTTATGTGAATTAATTCAATATATTATTGATTTATGATATTGGGGAAGAATATGAGTAGAATTGAATAATACTTGACACGCCTTTTATGCTGTAGCTTCAGAATTCCCTTTCTATGCTTTATGTTATCAAGAAAGAACAGTAGATAAAAGATATAATACAATTACTCAAAAGATAGGTTGGGAAACTAATTGAAGAACAAGACCTATAATGATGAGTGAAATAAAACAAGCTGTAAAAGAATGATTGATTAAAGAAGTAGATGAAAGAGTAAAAGCTGAAATGTTTACTTTTATCTATAATGATAAGATGAAAGAAGAAGCTCAAGTAGGTTATCACGATGATTGAATAATGGGAGAAGCTATTTGCTTACAGATGAGAAAGTTTCCAGTTGCTGAATATTAAAAAACAACACTTTTTAAGAATTGATTATAAGAGCATAAATTTATTTTATATAATAGAATAATGGAAAAGAAAGATTTAACATTATTTAAAGAATTTGTAAAGGGGAAGTATAAATTCGCTTCTATTTATGCTAATTCAGTATCAAAATTCGCTGAAAAATCTGTTAGATGAAAAGTATTTAAGATTAAAAGTGATTTGGCTCACGATTTTGAGAAAGATGAATTCTTATATATTCCAGTAAATATTGGGAGAGCAATAACAAGAATCTTCAAGGATTATGTTATTGGAATGTGATATGAAGTAGATTTTTGAAAAGATGAAATCAATGAAGAATTTGTAAGAATTTCTGATAAAATAGAATTACAAAATGAATTAGATAAAGCTATAGAAACTCAATCTTCTATTTGATATTCAATATTAAGAGTAAGGAAAGTAAAGGGATTCAAATGAGAAGAAATAACAAGAGTAGAATTAATTCCATTACCAAATTATTTAGCTTCTATGAAAGATTTAGGGATTGGAGATAATTTTCACGATATTAAAGAACATTTTGTTTATTCAGTTCAAAAAGATGAGAATGATAATAAATATTTCTATGTAGATAGATATGAGAAGCAAGATGATTGAAGTTATATTTGATATTATTGAGAAAAATGGGATTATAATTCTAATTTCATTCTTAGTAATAGAATAGCTGAATGAGTAGAAGAAAAGCTTGATTATCTTCCATTATTCTTATTCAATAATGATTTAGATAATCCTCATTCAATAGAAAATGTAATGGATTGAATATTAGATAATTCAGTAAGAAGTATAACAAATATAAGTGATTATGTATGAGATATTCCAAGATATTTTAATCAAAGTGATTATGTAGATTTAGCTGATTTATTACAAGAGATTAATGATAGAGGAAGCCAAATAAGTGTAGAATATATTAAGAATTTGACTTCTAAACTTTCAGTTCCAGCTTGATTCAAAGATAATTTAACAGCTCAAGCTTTAAGAAAGAAGAATGAAGATAGAAAGTTTATAGAGAATCCAGACTTTATAACTCATAATGCTTGAGAACAACCAGCTACTTATATTCAAAAGAATTCTGATTATGTAAGAGTAGCTATTGATAATTATATACCTTATTTATTGAAGATAATTGGATTTCTTTCAACTATACCAAGTTCTTTATTGACTAATGCTATATTCTGATGACAGAATCCAGTATGAACTACTGAAAAAGAATTTCAACCTTTCTATTCAAGAATAGAATCTAAACAACAAAAAATCTATTCAGAATTACAAAGATTATTCCAATCTATAATGATAAGTGAATGATTTAGTAATGTAGAGCTTCCTACAATCAAATTTAAGAAGCCAGCTACTTATGATATAAACGCAAGAACTAATACAGCTGTTCTTCAATTAAATGCTGGAATTATGAGTAAAGAAAGTGCTATAGCTTATACTATGTGATATGATTCTGAAGAAGTAAAAGAAGAATTAAGGAAGATAGATGAAGAAACAGCCAATGCTTATAAAAGAGATGATTCATTCTTAGAAAAATTTAGAGAAGATGAGAATGAAGAAAATAATCTTAGTGAAGAAGATTTTAGAGAAGCTGTTAAAAAATTACAAGAATCTTAATTTATTTTTTAAAAAACGAAGATGAATCTAACTTGGAATAGTATTTTTGAGAATGATAAGACAATAAAGGAAAATCTCCAAGAAGCTGTAATTAAGATAGAGAAAAAACCACGTATTTTTTTCTCACTTTGTTGGATTATTTTTCTCCAAATTTGTTTAGCTATAATGATATTGATATTTAGTATTTTATTACCTATTTGGATTCTTTATGCGTAGAGAAGATTATTTAGCTAAAGATTATACAGAACAAGATAAAAAGCTAATAAAGATATTCAATGAAGAAGTTAAGAAACTTGATATGCTTTATTTTAGAGCTATTAATAGTAATGATTCAAATAAAGCTAAACAAATTTCTCAAAAGATAACAGAAATAGTTAAGTTATTACAATATAATTATGATGAATGGGCTGATGAGATGATACCTAAGGAATATCTAAAAGGAGCTACTTATATTGATGATTCTTTTTCTAATAGTGATACTTTATGAATAGTTTTAAAAGCGAATGATAAAGAAGTTTATAGAAGAATAGAATCTTTAGGACCAGCTCATTTAGAGGCTGTAAATGCTTTATTGAATACCTCTAAGAATTACGTAAAATCTTCATTAGATTGAATGGAAAGACAAGCTATTACTATGTTATGAGAATTACAATGAGAAAAAGTTAGAGAAGAATTAGCGAGATGAACTCTTATGGGAGAATGATTAGCGACTATGGAACAAAGAATAAAAGATTACTTCGCTAATAATAAAATATCTTGATTTAAAGATAGGAGTTGAAAATTATGGAGTATTGATAGATACGTTGATATGCTAACAAGAACAGAAACTTCTATAGCGAATATTCAAGGGACTATCAATAGAGCTATTCAATTATGACATACTAAATTTAGGATTGTAGAATCTATTGATTGCTGTTCTTATTGTGCTGAATATAATTGAGAAGTGGTTGATATAAAAGATTGAACTGTTGATTTACCACCATTCCACCCTAATTGTAGATGATATATAATAGCTGTTGATGATGAATTAAATGAAAGAGAAGTAGAAGATAATAAAGAAGAAGAATTCAAACTAACAGAAGAAATGAAAGATATTACTAATACTTGAAAAGCTCATATAAATCAAATATTAAAATATGATTTTGA